ACGATTACATGGCAATCCACGTTTACCGGCGCCGAGGCAAACTACGCGTGGAACGAGTTTACCGTAGATAACGGCGCAGGTGCAGCTCTAAACCTCAATCGTAAGGTGAGCGCGCAGGGAACTAAAACCAGCGGCCAGACCTGGACACTTAAACTCCAGTTAACGTTAAGCTAATGTCGCGCACTGAAGTCACTGAGGGGTCGTCGGCAAATATCGTCGTTGATTTTTTGGATGCGAATGGTGTCGCGGCGGTGCCGTCCGCAGTCACATATCGCATCGACTGCGTAACCACTGGCCAGATCGTGCGCGCAGATACGGCGTTAACTCCGGCGGCATCCATCACCGTAGCCGTAGTGCCCGCCGATACGCAAATATTATCATCTGCAAATAGTGTCGAGGAAAAGCGACTCACTGTAAAAGCGACGTTTGGCGCCGGTGATAATTTTAACGGCGAATTTGTTTACTACGTCAAAAACTTGGTAGGGGTGTAACGTGGGTAAAAAAATAATCACACCGCCCACCACAGAACCCGTGGAATTGGCGCAGGTTAAGAGCCATTGCCGTGTTGATGGTAACGACGACGACTCATTGTTGACGATGTTAATAGCCGTCGCGCGCGCGAGCGCGGAACATCGTACCGGGCGCCAACTTATCACAGCAACCTATGATTTAGTATTGAGCGCATTTCCTTCAGGCGACGCCGCAATCCGCGTGCCCGTGCCGCCGCTGCAATCTGTAACGTCGATCGCTTACATCGACACCACCGGAGCGACGCAAACGCTAAACGCATCAAAGTATGTCGTGGACACGGTAAGCGCGCCGGGGCGTATATCTCCCGCGTATGGCGAGTCGTGGCCCGCAACGCGCAGCGATTACAACGCCGTAACGATACGCTTTATTGCGGGTTATGGCGCAAATGCGTCAGCGGTACCGACGCCGATTAAACAATGGATGTTAATGCAGATCGCTACGCTTTACGCGCAGCGAGAAATGATTGCGCAAGGGCAACCCGTAAACGAGATTGGCCGATCACTGGTTGACGGCCTGCTTGACCCCTACGTGATACTGAGCGCGTAACATGCAGGCAGCGGGACAAATGCGTTACCGGGTAGACATTTACTCGATAGAGGGCGCGACGCCTGTTAAAACGCTCAAAGGGTCGTTGTGGGCGGACATTAAAAACCCGCGCACGTTGGGCGAACAAACCAGTTTGCGCGCGCCTGGACAGTCCGAGATCGTTTTCAGGATCAACGCCGAGATATTACCGGGCCGGTTTATTGTTTACGGCGCCCGGCTTTGGATTATTGACTGTATGTTATCCGATAGCGTGGCAAGGATCACGCGCGCAGCCGCGACGGAATTGACCGGCGAGACGGCGACATATACCCCGTCAGACGGTCTAGCGTACAGCGTGCGCGCATATCTCAGTCAATCCGCAGCTTACGAGGGCGGCGACGGCGCGACGGTCTACCGATCACGCATCGACGTTGCAAAACTCGAATTAACATCGGCCCCGAAAGCAGGGGATCAAATCACAATGCGCGGTCAAACGTTTAACGTTGTCGGGATGCCCGACGGCGGGGACGACGGCGCGGTTGTGCAATTATTGGTGCGCAAATAATGGATATCGTCGTTACTGATTCGGCCTCGCCCACGCTGGACATATTGCCGCGCGAGTTTGAGCGCGCAACGATCAACGCACTAAACCAATCCGCGACGCAACTTAAGCGCGTGTTGGTGAGTGATATCGCCGCGCCGACAGGATTAAAAGCCAAGGTGGTTCGGCAACATATTTTAAATAAGCGCGCCGACAGACAGGCGCCGGTCGCGACACTGCGCGCATCGAGCGCAGGTATCCCAGTACCCGACTATCGGTACAGCGTCGATCCTACAGACACACCAACACGCGGACGCATTCGCGTGGCGTGGCCAAGCGGATCAAAGGTCGCGGCGGGGTTTATCAATCCGCAAAGCGTTGGCAAAAAACCGTTACGCACAAAAACAAGTAAAGGAAAATTACCAAAGCCAAGTGTTGCGCTAGGTCCCTCCATCGCGGCGTTGTTTAAGTCTATGGACGGCGGAGATATCGCACGCCAAGCGGGCGTGATCTTGATTAACAAATATCAATCCGCGCTGCAAGCGCAAATAGATAAACGCAAATGAAAATAACGCCGATCATCAGCCGCATTATTACATTGTGCCCGACGTTCACACGCGCGGCTAAAAACTATGTGTGGGCCTATGATTCCTGGCCGCACGCCGACGACTCAATGACGTTGCCGCTTTGCCTAATCGACGAATTAGAGCACGACAGCGAGCCAAACGTGTTAGCGAATAGTGCAATACAGCAACGCGTACAAGAGCGCATCGGGATTTATATCGCCGCTAAAATTGTTGACGGCGCAAACGAACCGCTCTACACCGCGCGCGCGCAAGTGCGTGACGCATTGCTTGGATGGATACCTAATGTCGCAGGTGCGGAATATTCGCCGATGACGCACGTTAGCGGTAAACGTCTCACGAGAAACGAAGGCCCTGACGGGTTGACGTGGTGGCTCGAAATATTTGCAACTACGTCGCAACTTAAGCACACCTACCAGAGTTAAGAACAAATGAAAATTTACTTTGACCGCCCCGGAATCGCGGCGATAGGCCCCTATTTGCCCGGAATAATTTACGACGTCGAAGAAACCGAAGCACTACGACTGATCGAGGCGAAAGGTTTTAAAAAGGCCGCAGACGAAACCACCCCCAAACGCAAACCGCAATCCACCGAACCCAAGGAGTAAACCGCCATGCCTCAAGCACGTGGTACGCAAACGACCGTCGCGCTCGATCAAGAAACCGCCTACGCCACCGACCCCGGCGCACCCAATGCGTCAAAACTGTACATCGTTAAATCAACTTTGCGCGCATCACAAGGCCGGTTTGACTCAAATACACTGGATGCCTCGCGCGCGCGCACGCGCCCGTCACTCGGCAATATCGACGTGACGGGCGCGATTGATATGGAGATCAGCGCGGAAAATATCGGGACGATTTTAAAACACTCAATCGGCACCAGCACACCGACAGGCGTAGGCCCGTACACGCACACGATGACGATAGCGAGTCTGCCGGTTGGCATGGTCATCGAACACGACTACGGCGCGAATATTTCCGGGTCAGGCCGCTATGAAAAGTTTAACGGGTGCCGTGCCAATTCCGCCGCGTTTACGTTTCCGACCGAAGGCAATTGCATGATGTCGGTTGACATCGCGGGCGCGAAATCAACGCTAGGCGCGACTCCTTACGATGCAACGCTAACCGATAACGGTCACACGCCGTTTTCTTCATTTCTTGCCGCGATCAAAGAAGGTGGTGCCACTATCGCGACCGTCACGCAGTGCGATTTCAAGATTGAAAACGGACTGGATAAGGGCGTGTTTGCGCTGGGCGGATTGGGGCAGCGTCGTGCATTGCCGGAAGGTTTTGCGACGATCACCGGCACGATCACCGCGTTGTTCGAAGACGCGACCTTACTTAATAAGGCCGTGAACGATACCACGTCATCGCTGCAAATCACGCTATCCCGTGGCACAGGATTAGGTACCGCCGGTAATGAGTCGATCGACTTTTTAATTCAGCAGTTGGTGTACGACCGCACCAGCCCCGCGATCGAAGGCCCTACCGGCTTGGTTGTGCAACTACCTTTCCGTGCGTACAAAGTCGGTGCAAATCTTGGTCTACAAGTCACGCTCAAGAACGCAATCGCCACGGTTTAATTTTCATCACACAAATGTGTTTCGGAGTTTTAAAAATGTTCAAATATGCAAAAAATCGCGAAGTGCTTTGGCCGGTTGTTATCCAAGTGCCACAGGATGGCGGCACGGTGCAAGAGGTGACGGTAAAGGTGCGTTACAAACTGCTCACGCGCAACGAAATGGCGGCGGCGGTACGAGACGCGGGTGATATCAAAGACACTGGCGGGATGATTGAGCAAGAGCGTTTGGACGCGACCGATAATTGGTTGGTCGATCACATTACCGGATGGGAGGATATCAACGACACGGACACACAATCGCCGTTAATTTTTAGCCGCGAAATGTGCTTGGAGTTGATGCAGTCGCCGTATGTGCGCAACGCGATCGACGCGGGATTGTGGGAAGCGTCGCGAGGTGCGCAGGTAAAAAACTCGTTGCCTGGTGTCGCTGGATAACATCCGCCGACGGCATCGGGCCGGACTACTGCAAATCGTGCAAAAAAGTGCGGGCGTCGCAGATCGAGTGCGCGAAGTGCCCGCGCCCGGAAATACTCCCCGAAAACGACACAGTGGTTGCGCTGTATCGGCGATCACAAACGCAGTGGAGCTACACCGGCAGCGAATTTGGCAACGTGCGTACCGGTATGAATTACCCCGGCGTGGAGATCGTTGCAAAAGCGATAGGCGTACAGGATTGGGTCGAAACGCTGGATTTGCTGCAAGTGATTGAATTTACAATGCTGGACATCGACCGGGAACAGCGTGCAACGGAGAGCGCGCGGCGATCAGCGGCGCGGAAATAATGCCAGGTAGGCGCCCCACAGATTGGGGATTATCAATAAAAGAAAAATAGGGTGGAACGCCCCCGCTAAACCCAGCGCGAGAACGATCCCAAAAAATGACATCAACAATGACGGTTGCATAACCGGAGTATCGGCCAAATGTCCCTAGATGTAAAGATCAGATTACTTTCCGAAGACGGTGGCTTTAAGGCTACCGTCGTCAGCGCCCGTGGCGAACTGTCACGCATGGGCGATGCCGGCACCCAGGCGGGCCATGAGATCAATCAAGGCATGGCCGCTGCACGCCGTGGCGTCCAGTCGATCAGCGAACAGCTAGACCGCACCAAACGCGAGCTATTAGGCTTTGCCGCCGTGGCTGCCAGCTTGCGCATTGGTAAGGGCTTGCTCGACAACGCGGATGAGATCGGCGACACCGCGCAGGCGCTTGGCTTAAGTACGCAGGCGCTACAGTCTTACCGCTATGTTGCAGCGCTGGCGGGCGTGGACTCCGAGAAATTTGCAACAGCACTTGGTAAGCTTGAGGTGCAGTTAGGCGAGGCCGCGAACGGTAACACCAAACTGCAACAGACGTTTGCCAGGATGGGGATCGACGCCACCAAGGGCGGCGTGAATGTCCAAGAAGCGCTTGCAAAAATCTCCGACGGACTGGCCGCGTCCACGGATCAGACCGAAAAAATGCGCGTCATCCAAGAGCTGTTTGGGCGTGGCGCGTTGGGCATGGTCAATATTTTAGGATCAGGCAGCGCCGCACTTGCGCAATACACAGACGCCGCGCGCCAATCCGGCGCGGTCATGTCTGACGAAGTGGTTAAACAGGTAGGCGACGCGTCAGACAAACTTGATGCAATGGGCTTGGTTATCAAGTCGCGCACGACGGTCGCGCTCGCCGAACTCGCGCCAGTGATAACAACGGTCGCCGATGGCCTTGCGGTCGTGGCCACTTATGCACCAGAGATCGCGGCCATTGTTGGCGGTCTGTTGGTGGGCGCCACGGTTAAATATACCGCAGCGGCGGCGCAATCCGTGGTCGCTACTTACGCGGACATACAAGCGGAGATCGCCCTGCGTGCGTCCAAATTGGAGTCATTGCGCGCCCTCCAAGCGCACGCGCAAATCCTGCTTGCCGACGCCGAGGCCGCCGTAGCAAATGCTGCGGGCATGGCGCGATTGACGCTGGTACAAAATACGTTGATACCTGCACAAGCGCGGGTTGCTGCGACAACTGCCGCCGTTGGCGCCGCTTCCGCCGCCGCAGCGCCCGCCGTTACTGCGTTTGGTCGCGCGATGGCGTTCTTGGGCGGCCCAGTTGGAATATTAGTAACAGCCGCCGGCGCGTTGGCTATTTGGTCATCAACCGCGAGCGCCGCAGCGGAAAACACCGAAAGAGCGAGCAGGGCTACCGATGGCCTTGCGGGAGCGCTCAACAAAGTAACAGCACAGCAAGCCGCCTCACGCATTACAGGCTTGCAAGAATCTCTTAAAAAGATTGGAGACACCAACCCCGCAGGCGCCGCAAAGTTGCGCGAGTTGATCGCGGAAAATTATAGGATCATCAACGAAGACGCAGCACAACAAAAGCGCATCCAGGATATTCTCACCGGCGGCACCAAGAAACAAACAAAAGCCATTAAGGATTTAACCGCCGCCAAATATGGCGAACATGAAGCCGAAAAGATACGCCAAGAACTCGCGAAAGAAGGCGAGCGCTTAACCGATAGCGTCGCCAAGGATTACGAAAAACTAGAAAAGAGCGTCCAAAAATATATAGGAATGCTGAACACGCACGCAATCACGCAAGAAACGTTTAATCGTCTTGTCGAAAAATCAGGACAAGACTTCGCAGGCGTCGCCGAGGAAGCCAAAGCATCATCGGACGACATAGCACAGATTTACAAAGACACGGCATCGTCCACGCAAGAAACGTTTAATCGTCTTGTCGAAAAATCAGGACAAGACTTCGCAGGCGTCGCCGAGGAAGCCAAAGCATCATCGGACGACATAGCACAGATTTACAAAGACACGGCATCGTCAATACGTCTTTCGTTTCGCGACACGTTCCGCGACGTGCTGGATCATGGATTTGATTCGTTCCAGACGTTGGGTGATCGCATTCTAGGCGTGTTCAAAAGCACGCTTGCAGACATGGCGACGCTTGCGATTGCGCGCCCGATTATCTTGCCTATTGTTTCGGGTGCGGGTGCGTTGTTGGGTGTGTCAGGCGGCGCGGAAGCGGCCACGCTAGGACAATTAGGTGTCGCCGCAACTGGCGGCGGCATTGCAGCAGGTACAACCGCGTTTAGCAACTACACCGCAGCGCACGGCCTTATTGGTGGTAGCGCCGCAAGCTTAGGCTTTGCCGGTCAATCACTTGCCGCTGGACAGATTGGCGCAGCCGTAGGCGCTGCACTGCCCCCTGCATTAATTACCGCCGCCGCCGCGTATGCCGTGGACAAGATCAGCGGTGGGCGATTATTCGGCACGGACTACAACACGACCGGCACCGGTATTGATCTATCGTACCGTGGCGGCAATGCATCCGGCACCAATTTTACAAGCGAGGAGCGGCGTCGCGCATTATTTGGCGGCACGGCGTCGCGCACATCGTACAGCGCAGCCGATCGCGGTTTAGTGTCCGGCATCGACGCGCAACTAGACACGTCACGCGCGCAAATCTTGGAGACCGCGCGCGGCTTTGGTATCACGACCGCCGACAGGTTGTTGGATGGATTTAACGCCGAGGCCCGCTTGTCACTGCACGGCAAAAGCGCCGACGAAGCCCGCGCGGCGATCAATGACTGGGTTAGTAGCGTTACTCACCAGATGGCACAACTCGCGTTTTCTGGCAGCGAATATGCGGCGTTACTCGCCAACGCCAACGACAAGATACTGTCCGCATTAAGTGACATTGCAAAATTCTTGTCGAGCAGTCCGCTCGATGAGGCAAAAAAACAGATTGAAGTTGAATCGCGTAGCGCGTGGCAACAGCTGTTTGCCGTCGGTCATGATAACGTTCCGGGGGGCGCGTTTCAGGGCGCGAATAGCGCGCTGTCTGCGATGTATGGAAAAAATGTTTCGGGAAGTTTCGGGTCAAGCGGGACGGCTGCACAGATCAAGGAGT